GTTGCCGGCGCATCCGGTTTTGCGGTTCTGGGCCTTGAAGGTGTATTTTTTGTTTGTTGTAATTTTTTTAATCGTGTTTTTTCTTTACTAAGAGCTCCTAAGTTATCTTTATGCTTTTGTATCTTATCCGCTTTTGCCTTAGTTCTATCAAGGGCTTTTTGTGTCCTACCTTGTTTCGTTAAATAACCTGCAGCCGATTTTATAGCACCACCAATTCCTGAAGCTACACTGGCAGCATCTTCTTTTAAATCAGAATCATCTTCAATGAATTGTTTCGAAGCATTTTCCAAATCTTCTAATTCACACTCATCGGCTAATTTTTGAACTTCAGGTGAAGGGGCATCGATTGTTCCTAATTTAGTAGCATAAGCAAGAGAAACTAATCTGCGCTCTGTATTTTTAATTAACCTTTCACCAATTTCTCCCCATGTTAGACCTTGATATTTTTTATGCATTTCACTAAGAATAAACTTATGAGAAGGGATTTCACAAGTATCATATTCTTCTGTTTTCATTTTCTTCATTACCATATTAGCAATTTTTTGATCATTCATTAGAACCATCAAAACACTTTGGCGGGCTTCTTCGGCCATGCTATCTAGATAAGCAGCTAATTTTTCATATTGTTTTTTCTCTACAAATTTTGAAGCGCCTTCTAAGGAAATTCTATCTTTTCCTCGAACGGCTTTAGCTAATTCTTTAATTTGCTTGGCTATATCTTTTGATGTAGATAATTCTTGTAAGGCTTCTTTTTCACTTGTTATTCCTTGCTCACACCATCCACAATGTTCATCTATTTTATGATATTTGTGAATTATGTTTTTAGCCATTTCCATATTCGTTACTGTATCTTGGCTTTTTGAAAAATCAGTCTCTTGCCATTTGTCTTCTTTTTTCTTTTTCTTTTCTTTGACTACGGCTTCTTTTTTAGACTCTTCTTCCTCTTCTTCCTCTTCTTCATCATCAATGGCCTTACTAATGGCTTTTCTTTTAGTATGAATAAACTCATCAGAATCGTCAGTATCTCCGTCATTGTCGATATCTGTATCTTTACGTTTATCAAATTTCTTTTTCAGAGCCTTTGGCTGGACTTTATCCAATCCTTCACCATCATCTGACTTATCATTGGTGTTATCTTCAGCCTGGGCCCGTTTCAATTCTTGAATCATCTTAACATCGTCGGCGGTAATCGCAGTGTAATTTGCGGGATAATATTTTGACCAGTCCATTATTTGCTCCTACTTGCAAGTATTTTCGAAAGAATCTTATTATATCTTTCTGATTGTTGAAATCTTTTTTTATCCTGTTCTTGGTTAAACTCTTCTTCAGGAGTTAAATCTACAGTATACTGTCTATATTTATCGGTTCCGAATTCTAACTGACGACCTTCTCCAGCGCGATCTTTGCTCCATTCTTTTAATCCAAGAAGATTTTGTAATTTATTACTAACAGGATCTTGTAAATTACTTTCATCTTTAGGAAGATCGTCAACCATTTCATGTAAATATGTAAAATCTGTTTTATCAAAATCAATCATTCCGGAGTTTTCATCCAATACCATAATATAATCATTTGTCTTTTTAATAAAACCTCTTAATTTTGAAATTTCCCAAAGTCTAACTTTTTTAGTTATTAATGTATATTCGTTAAAAAATCCTTCGCATTCTTTTAGGCATCCCTTAATATAAGCAATTTCAGTTGAATTATAAGGTAATGTTTTTATATATTCAAATATTTTCACTGCTCTTGAATCTATATCGTAAGAATCTCCTTCAAATTCAATTTTTTCCATATATAAACACTCTTTAACAGTTGGTTCATATCCGATGGAAGCCTTAGCTTTTTTAAGTGCCGTCTCATCATCGTCATATTTGGCTGGCTTATGATCTGGCGTCATATTACTAATGAAATCATCAGTACTTTTTTTCTGTTGATCCTTAGATGGGCTTTTTATTGTTTTCTTCTTATATGGAGGCAATTTTCCAATTTCCGTAAGTTTATTTGTCCTTTGCTTTTCCATCACACTAAGTTTCATTTGTTTCCTCAGCAATTGATATAGGCTTCTTTGATCTCTTTCACTTAAAGCATCAGGTAATCCGGTTTTAAATGTCTCGAAATCACCGTCTACAGCAAGAGATCTTAATTTAGATGCTGACATACCAGTAGCATCATCTGCATCTGGATCGCGTTCTCCGGCACTTTCTATATCTATATTTTTAAAATTATAAAAGCCATGTGGCTTATCTTCGACACCATTATATTGAGTTAAGAGCTTTTTAAATTCATTTATCCTATCACTTCCAACAACCATAATAATTTGCTCATATCCTTTATCATGTAATAATGAAGCGATCTTCATAATATTTTCAGGTTTATCTTTAGAATATTTGAAAATATTTTGGCCTCTTACTTTAAACATTTTTTTCATCCATTTGATTTTATCTCTATAATCTAATGGATTCTTTTTTGAATCTTGTGATGAACTTACAAAAACAAAGGCGTCTGCTCGATTTCGGCTAGCTACAGTTTCAATTTTATCAACTAAAACTTCGTGTCCTATTGTCGGGGGATTAAATCTCCCAAATGTAAAAACAGCAGTCTTTATATTTCCTTCACGTAATTCAGAAAATGATGTCATTTATCCTCTTCAAGCTCTCGAGCTGGATTAATAATTTTTTCCATATAAGTATCTTGAACAGATTTATTTGCCATTTGTTCCGATACATCAGTAACTTGTTCTTGAGTCCATCCGGCCATGAATCCTTTAGCTTTTTTATCTGCAATTCTTTTTACAGATTGTGCTAAATCATCATAATCTCTTGAAAAGGGGCCACCACCGAAATATTCATTTTTTTTATCAGCCACTATGTTCTCCTAGTTCTGCAATTAACTTTGCTTTGGATTTTCGCCTATCTAGTTCTATACCAATAGTCCTACCATAGGCTTCTAATTCTTTTTTGGTCATGGATTCTAACTTAGGGGGATCATTAGATTCTTCTTCCGCCCATTCAATCAATTCAGGTTCATCCATATCACCTGCTGAATCACTTATAGGCCACCCCGAAACCCATGCTTTAAACTTTTCCCACATTGATGCCATTGTTATTTTCCTTTATATTTTAAAACCCGAAACGTTTCCGTTATTTTTTACCAAATATGCCTCGAAATCAACATCTGGATATTTTTTTGCGAGTGACATAAAGGTGTTTAAATTTTCTTTAGAATCATCAAATAATCTAATTCTTTTATAAAGTCCCGATCTTAAATACTTATGGAATATATATCTCTTGTTTTTTGCAGAAGATCCTAAATCTAAATTTCCTGCTCTTTCAATATAAATTTTATCAACATCAATTCCATGTGATTTGAAAGTATCTAAAAACGTATCTCTATCGTCAAAATCTGCTCTCGCAGTAGCCATGATAACCTTAGAGCCTCTCGGAATAGCTTTTTTAATTATAGCCTTGGCCCTTTTAATCATTTTTCCAATAGGTGTTGATGTTTGTTGGAATAGCTTTGCTGATCTAAACTCTCCAAAATCAAACTCTTCACCATCCTTGAGTTTATATGTATTAAACTCTTGGTTGTTTAATGTTTGTACAACTTTACCGTCTTTCTTTACATACACTTTTGCTTGTGTATGAAAAAGAGTATCATCAATATCAAAAATTGTCAACCCTTTATTGGCCGCCTCTTCTAGATATTGTAAAAAGGATTTCATTTATCGTCTAACTCATAGTTAAAAGCTTTTGTATGACTTTTTGCTGGCTTTGCCATAGGCCTTAACCAAACATGAATAACCATTTCGCCAGTTGGTGAAGGGAAGGTAAAAGCTGGTTTACCTTTTTTCATCTTATAGTCATCAGTAGCATTTACCGGAAATCTAGCGAGTCTCCTCTTTTTGATTTCGTTACTGACATATTTGTCGAGTTTATCATCTAAACTCCATTCTTTAAATGTTTTCACCAGTCTTCCCTATCTCCGGCGCCTTTCCATTCTATTCTTGCATCGGAAGCTTCTTCTATTGCATCTAAAAACCCTTGTAACATATATGGTAATTTCTGTGGCCTTCTCATAAACTTATGTACATAGTCTTCATAAATCTGAGCCAATTTATCTTTGTTTCGCGAAGGGGCCGCATCAATACAATCACGTAGTGCATCAATTAGTTTATCAGAATACTTAGATTCGTGTAAATTTTCTTTTTCATTCATGAAAATAGGTCTCATTGGTCCCACTCCTTTTCTGCGGTGAAATTTATTCTACTAAATTCCATTCTGTTAACTAGTTTTAAACCTTTTTGATTATCAAAAGTATCAATAGCAACAAAACCTTCTGGTTTAGTTACTTTATATCCACTTGGTGTTCTTATAAAGGTGTTTGTTATACCTTTGACTTCTTCCAACTTCTCAACTATAAAAAGTTTTATATTGTTTATTAATGACATTAATCGAAATATGATCTCTATTTGATCCATAGAACCATTTAAAGTTTTCATATATCCATCAACAGTCATTTGTTTTCTTTGTCTTCCTCTTTCAGACTTTAATTTCGCAACTTCTTTTTGCATTTTATTTTCAATCCATTTAACACATTCTTTAGCCGACCTTTTATAATTATCAACAAATTCACCTTCTCTAACTTTTGTATTCATAAAGGTTTTAATATGTGTTCTAATAATATTATCTTTTGATATATTATCAAGGAATCTTCCATTGACCTTATTAAAATCTTTTCCTAACTCAGAAAGCATTCTGGTTACTTTAGTAGTATCTGCTTTAGTAAATGTTGCTGAACCACTTAAATCGGTGAAATCAGCATTTACAGCCCATACATCTTTATGAGAAGACCATAAATTTATATCGGCACCAAATTCAGCTTTAAGATCGGTAAGGTCTTCCGCACCGGATGTTCTATATGTTGTATGAAAAACAATCCCAACTTGAGCTTCAATAATTTTTTTAGCCAGTTCGGTATTTAACGGAACTGCATAAGTTATAGTATTAGGTGTAAACGTAATACTCTTTTCATCATCTATTGTTTTAATTTTTTTATCTTTATTTTCCGTCCAAAGAACATCGCCTTGAAAAATATTACCTGGAATCTTTAACTTAGGTAAATGTTCTAACAAAGCACTCATTTTAGAATGAAGAGGGCCACCACTGAAATGTTCATCTACATCTGATTGAGTAAAACATGGTCGTCTCATTGATTTATAATCAACAAAGAATTTTCCATTAGGATGTATGCCAGCACATATAGCTGGAGCGCCGTCCCATTTTACTGTAACATTAACGGCTTCTTTATTATTACCCGCTAACATATCTCTAAGAGATCTTAAAAAATTAATAGCACCTCTAGTACCATTAACCCCTCCATTTAACACCTCATCTTCGAGATGTTCCATATGAAGATTCTTACCTGATGCTTCTGTTAGAAACTGTTTATAAGATTTCATCTAATACCCAATTTTTGTTTCATGGCTTTATAACTCATTCCGATTTCTCTATCGGCTTTATCTGTTCCGAATCCGAGATCTTTTTTCGCTTTAAAATAGTCTTGTATTTTTGTACCAATATCTCTAACTACAGGTTTCAAATCTTTTGGATCATTATTTTGAGTTACATCATTTACCGGACCTTTTAATTTCTTTGCTGATGCAAAAGCATCTTTAATCTTTGTGGTTACTTTACCTTTTTGTAATTGTCCGAAGGTATGCATTAAAATTTTTCTCAAATCATTTTGAGTTTGTAATTTCTTCTCAAATTCGGTATCACCTGGATCGAATGTTGCGACATTTTTAAATGTCCCGGCATATACTCTTGTTGATGATCCAGTACCACCAAAACCTCCACCGCCGGTCCATCTCAACATCCATTCAGTACCAACATTCCATTGTTTTGACTTATATAAATCCTGGGCATTTGTAAATGAAATTGTATCGCCGGAATCAGAATTAAATAAGGTCAAATAATCCCAACCGTGTGATTTATAATCATGAAGAGCATTAGCATTCCATTGTCTTATAAATTCGTTAGGATCTGTTAAACCATTCTTTACTGTACCACTAAAATTATATGGAATAACTCCATTATTAGGCATTGCTATCTGGCAAACCTTTTGATATAATTTTTCACATTCTTTATCTGCTACTCTTTGACTAGCTCGTTCGTTCTTTGCCATATATAATGCTGTATATTCTTTACTTCCTATTGACAATGCATTAGCTATACCACCACCTCTATTTGATTCTCCGTATACGCTGGTTCCACCAAGGCCCATAGTATCTGTTTCTTCTCCGGATAAATCTCTACCTAAAGCTTTAAATGCATTAATCCATTCTAATCGAGCATCTGCAAATTTTGTTGGCTTTGAAAAAGTTCCACCATCTTTCTTTAGTTCAACATTAACACCTTGTGCTAACCAAGCATCACCTTTATTTTCTTCATCTCCTTTTTTAGCTCCAGGAGTTGATACAATATAAAGAATTTCACCAGGTCCAATGTTTTGATTATCTATTTTTATATCTAGGGCAGTCAACTTGTCTTTAACTTTTCCCCATAACGGACTCTTTGTCTTAACATAAGAATCCATTTTTACTACTTTATTTACACTATCTTTAACCAATTTAATACAATCAATCACCTTACCATTAAGTAAGTCCGTAAGGAAATTAACTTGATCTTCGGCACTCTCTTGTGTTTTATTAATTATAGATATCATAGAATCTATAAACAAATCTTGATTCATTGTAATTTTAGCATCATCTGCTTTTTCTTTTAGCATCCGCGCCATTACATCTTTTTGAATCGCTTCCAAAACATTCTTTAACACCTCGTCCGTATCAACCAACTCGATTTGATCAAGAACTTGTTTTTTGAGATCTGGTGAAACTTTTTCTAAAAGAGTATGAATTTCGCTCCTAGTATAACCAGGCGCCATAAAAGATCTGTATGTTTTCATTTACAGTTTCTTCATTGGGTTATTAGTTAAATCAGGATTCTTAGAACCCTTTGTGTATGTATCCATAACTTGGTGAATTTCTTTAGCTAAATCTTTAACTGCTTGAGCAGAATCGCTATTCATTTCAGCATTCTTTCGGGCCCATTTCGCAATTTGATTTGCGCGTTTAGCTACTTCTTCCATCTTCATCACGGCTAATTTGCTTATCACGACTCTTTCTAAAACTTCCTTAGCCGATTCGTGTAGATCATGAACTTTTTGCATAGTTACCCCTCAAAATAGTTTTATAATCTTATTTATTGTTTTTAAGATAACTGTATTTCTTTCTTGCTAAAGAAATCATCTGTTTTTGTATCTTGTTATCTATTGTAGCATACCTTGCGTACGATTCGCAAGTTTTTTCTGCTTTATTATAAAGAAACATATCAAAGGCGAGTTCCGAACTATACGCATCTATTTCAAATGGGTTTGAAAAATAATCATCATATTTAGTCTTGCGACCATCATCTAATTGTAAAGAATGTGTTAATTCATGAATAAATGTGAGGGTGAGTTGTTCTTTATATTGTTCCCAGGTTTCATCTGGTATATATAATTGTTGTGTATAAAATTCAGGTGATATATTAATTGTAATTTCTAATTCAGACTCTGCGATATGTTCTTCAGGAACATTTGCCGCCCCATCAAAAGTCACTTCATATAAAGCATGGCTTCTATCTTTCCGTACATTAACATAACATGAAAATCCTAATTCTTCTTCTAATATTTCTTCCATTCTGTTGGCGCATGCATGCCAATGAGATATGGGTTTCCTGAAGCCGAATTTTAATGTATTATAAGAATCTTTAAAATCTCTAAAGGCTTCGTTTATACATCCTAATGAATTTTTAACAAAATCTAAATCATTCATATTGAAAAGTACCGAAGTCGGCTTTATTTCGCATTCTATTACCAGTTGATACATCAAACAATGGTTCATCTTGTCCACTATCTGCTATATCCTCTTGAGCTTTTTGTTCTACATCATAAAGTCTCATTTTACTTCTATCTACTCCAACAATAAACTTTCTATATGATGTAGGATCATTATATCTGTTTTTTAATTGTTTTACAAGCATTTGATTTAATTCTTCCATTTCTTCAGAAGATATAAGTGCAAACATAAAATCAGCTGTTGCCGGTAAACCAAAACTCTCAGAAGTATCTTCTAATCCAATATCCGTACTTGTAAATCCTGTTCTTGTTGTTTGTGTTGCGGAAACAATTGGAACATCATATTCAACTGCTAGTCCTCTTAATTCTTCCGCAATGGATTTAATATAGGTATATGAATTAACATTTGCTCCTGCTCTTATCCTTGAAGAAGTACATATGTTTAAATAATCTATGAATATTATATCAGGAGAAAAGTTACGTTTCAACTTTAATTCGCCTAATAAATTTTTAAAATGCATTGCACTTGCAGATGCTGTGGGATATTCTTTAATAATTATTTTTCCTTTAGTTTTCCCTTTGAGTTTATCAATTTTCTTTTTATACATGTCTCTGGGAATTTCTTCTAATTGACTAATGGGAATATCTAAAAGATTTGCATCTATTCTTTCAGCGATCCTTTCTTCAGCCATCTCTAATGTAACATATAATACATTTTTATTAACAGAAAGTGCTGCAGCCGCTTGATGACACATGAATAATGATTTACCTACTCCAGTGCCCGCTAGACATATATTTAAAGTTTTCTTTGGTAAACCACCTTTCGTAATTTTATTAAACATCTCTAAATCAAATTCAAGCTTTTCTTCTATTCTATGATAAAAGTCAAATCTGTTTTCTGCGTCTTCAATAAAATCGTGACCAATGTGTGGATCAAAAGAAACGGCTAAGGCATCTGATAAGACAGTTGGAATTGCTCCTTTAGATAAATGAGTTTTCTTATCATTACCTTCTAAAATAGCAATCGCATCAACAACTGCGTTATATATTGCTTTATCCTGACAAAATGTTTCTGATTGTTCTAAAAGCCAAGGTGTGATATCTGTGCTTTCAGGCTTATCTAAAGAATCAATTATTTGACTTGATTTGGAATATTCATTTTCATGAATGCCATCTAATTGATCTAAATCTATCGCTAAACTTTGTTTGGTAGGTAAGTCGTTATGTTTTAAAATATATTCTTGAATTAATTTAAAAACCAACTTTTCAGATGAGTCTTCAAAATATTCAGCTTTTACGTAGGGGACAACTTTACGTGAAAAATTTTCATTGTGTATTAAATGTGATAATATCAGTCTCTCTATCCTCTCCAATGATGCCGTCATTAGTTTTGATCTCCTTCTGCTCTTCTTTTAAGGTTTCGATATGTCTGTCCCATAATAATTTAATTAAAATTTCTCCAATCATAAATTCAAATTTTTCTCCTTCTTCATCGGAATGTTCCACATCTTTTAATTCTGGTGGAACTGTAACAATATCGTATTCATATTTTGCAGTACTTTCTCCTTCATAATCCGGAGGTGCAATTTGAAACTTTCCATATTTTATAACAGTTCCTTCAAAAGGGCCAGTGTTTATTTGCACACACATTTGTGAAACATCCTCAGGATGTTCAGGATGAGGTACTAAAGAATAATATCCATCAATCCTATCATAATCTTCTTTCGTTAATTCATTACTCATTCGGATCCCAATATTGCATTATTTCTTCTTTTCCTGTATACTCAGCAGAAACAACTGGATAATTTTTCCATGCTCTCGCTACAGCCGCTTCTCCTGCTCGGCAAAGAAATTTTGAACCATCTTCTAATGTTAATTCCACTATCTTAACTTTTTGTATTATTAAATCTTCAGACTTCTTCTTCTGTTGCTTCATCCTCAATACCAACCTGACCGTAAAGAAACTCTTTATGAGCGACTTCGTCTATCTTATCTAAAATTTCTTTAGTGAAATACTTATCCGGATTTTTGAGAATAGATTTTAGAAAAACTTTTTCTCCATCTGGCATTTCTAATCTGGTAGAAACTTTTTTAAATATACCATATTTTTCAGCTAGCTCTGCTAAACCATAATATCGATTTAATCCTTCTTTATACGTAAGAAGGACATCGACCATCTTATTCTCCTTAGTGAGACGAGATTTATAATTTCTACAATGTACTATATTACCAATTACTTCCGTCCCATCTTTTTCTTTCTTCTTAGACAGGAATACAATGCTAGACGCAGCATAATGAAGACCAGTTCCACCACCCATAATCTTTTGAGGAAACAATGTACCTATTTGATCATATGTGTGATTAGTAACAACAAGGGGAACTTTTGCTTTTCCTCCTAATAAAGTAAGAACTCTAAATGTTCCTTTAACCATTTGAGCTCTGGTCATATCTCTGGTATCTTTACCATCACTAACATCTTCCATCTCTTTAGAAGTAGAAAGATTACCTAATGAATCTAAACATATCATCATTGGTGGTCTGCCCTTTTCAGGTTCTTCTAAATGTTTTTCTAAAACTTTTGTTGCCTGTGTTCTAAATTCTTGAACGGTAGCTACAGGAAGAATAATCATTCTCGTAGAATCTATCCCTCTTGATTCGATCATCTCTTTTGTTAAAGCTGATTCAGACTCAAAGTATATAACACCGCCAGTAGGATTATCTGAAAGAAACTGTCTAACACAACCCAAAACGAAAAAAGTTTTACCCGTAGAACTTTCACCGGCAAATGCGGTAATTTTATTTGAAGGCAATCCACCGTAGATGCTTCCAGATAATAATCCGTTTAAAATATAAGAACCAGTATCAATAAAACTTTCTACATCTCCAGCCTCAACACCATCACTTACTTTTGAACCAAATTCATTTTTGGTTACCTGTAACATTTCTCCAAAATAATCACTCATCATCACCTTTTCAATTTATCATCATAAAAATATATTATAATATAAACAAATAAAATAATCAAGACTTTTTAACGTCAATTTTACCTGTGGCCGGATCATATGAAACTTTTACTGTAAACTCTATTGGCAAAATTGAACCGTCTGCTTTAATAATAGGTAATTTGCCTTCTACTGCACCTTTAAGTGCATCTTTCGCGTTTTTAAATGTATGCGCGGGATCTTTTTTTATAATTTCATCTAATTGTTTTTTTGTATCTTTTGGTAGGACATCATCTATCATCTTTTCCACATGTTCTTTCGCTAAGTCTGTGGCTTTGTCAACTACTAATCCAGTTAGGACATTAAATAATCCAATTGCTAATGGGCCCATAATATTCCTTAATTCAATATTTAAATAGTAAAAAGGGAGTCCTTAAAGAACTCCCTTTACATGGTTAAGTTACTTGGAATAAATTCCCCAGAGCACCCATATTGCGACTAGTCCAACTAGTCCTTCACTTCCTAGTGATTTTACGAGTGTAACAACTGAACCCACGATATCAATTCCGATGAATGGTACTGCTGCTCCAAAAATGATCTGAAGAACCACGCCAAGGGCAATAACTGCTAAACCAAGTTCTGTGACGGATTTAATCCATCCAAGTACGGTATCTAACATTTAACTCCTCGTTAGTATGGTTATACTTGATTAATTGTTAGGAGCGTTCCACCATGATTCCCATGGAAAAACTACCCAAAGATTATTAGCATCTTTGGCTTCTTCCCTAACGTAATAATGAGGTTTAAATTTTACCTCATTGTTCCACCAGAGTGATGCAAATCTTACGTCACACTGAAGTTGTAAAGGCATGTTCTCTCGAGGCCTTTTGATATGTTCTGATATACGTTCAAATGTTTCACCACTGTCACATATATCATCTAGTATTAACACTCTCTTATCTGTCTTCCGTGGCAAATAGTCTTCCCATTCAGGAAAATCACGGAGAGCGCTTTTCACAGGCTTAAATGGTTTCTTCAACCAATGAGACATCATAACACCGGGCGTTAACCCGCCACGGGAAAGACCGACAATTACATCGGGCTTAAAATTATCCAATACAATATCACGACAGAGTTGATTTACATCCGAACACATATCCTGCCAGCTATACCATAATTTTTTCATATCTTTCATAACGAATAACCTTATTACATATTTATCATATAAAAAAGGCTTCCAAAGAGCTTTTCTTCTCCGGAGACCATCCAATTACTTTCAATATTTCATTCAAAGGTCCCCTGAATGACTTTTCAAATTGTTTATCATAATCAATGTAATCATGTAATCCGAATTCTTCAGGTAGACCTTCCATCATAGCTATAACGCTATCCCTGATAGGATTTGGTTGTTTTAAATAAACAAATTTGATTTTCTCACCCTCTTGAATAAAAGGATGTTTATTATGTAATTTCTTTTCTTTTAGATAATGATTATATAAACGAGTTGCTTTTACATGCACCGGTGTTCCCTTGGCATATAAAGTTGTACCTCCGTTATATTTCTCAATTCCTTTAACAGATCTAGGAAAGGCAATATTCTCGATAGGTTCTTTTTCAAACTGTTCTCTAAAATCTGCAATAAATTCTTGTATGGCAGATTCATCTTTATTGATAATAATATCAAAAGATTTTTTCAACTTGTCCCTACAAGATGTTGGTGTTGAAGATTTAACAGATTCAATGCCCATAACTTTGAGTCGTGGATTAGTATACCTTACTCCCTCATTATCATGAACATTGAGAATATAATGTTTCTTGCCTGTCCAAATACCTTTATCAGCAAGACATTCTCTTTTCATAAACATCTTCTGATCATATGCATTCATATATTTCGCTAAGTCTGAATATCCATTATCGATTACTTCTTGAAGCTTATCTTCACATGCCTTATCTAAAAAATTAATAACTTTATCAACATCTGGTTTTTCTGGAAACACTTTGGTTACTAATTTTTCTAAAGTAATATAGAGGGAGTCAGTATCCGATGCAAGAACATAATCTTCTTCTTCTGTCTCCATAACTTGATTAAGATAATTATTGACCACAGTTTCTGCCCAGCGAATACTGAGCTGCCCTCCTAATGTAATAGCCTCAGAAATTCTTAGATCATAAAATCTAAAATATGGATTCCCAAATGCTCCATAAACACTATTAAGCATTAACTTCATAGCAGTCTGTTTATTACCAAACGAATCTGCTTCTTTCTTTAATCTTTCTATCTCATCTGGATCAGTTGCTTTCTCTAATTTCTTTTTAGCATCAATCATCTTCTTTTTGAAGATAACTCGATTATCATATTTCTCCTGCATTAACCTAGGTAAGAATCCTTGAATATCTTTTCTGAATCCCTGACCATTAGGTGCAATAACAATATCTTTATCATAATATTTCTGTAAATCAACTTGCTTATTCAATAAAGAATCGACTCGACATTGCTCTGTAACACCTGTTAAAATTGTATCAGGGCTAACATTGTATTGCATGATTAAGTGAGGATATAGACTATTTAAATCAAAGCTAACAACCCAATTATGCAACCCTGCTTGAACTTCTTTTACATAGGCTCCGGTATATGCAGCATTTTTTGTATTGTCTTTTTTAGGTGGGACAATGATGTTTCTATTCATGAGATCGTTCGCGAGAATAACCTCCCACATCATAACCATTCCAAATGTATCTTGATAATTTACTTTTGCTTCATAAGCCAAAGCAACTACCATCTCTATCAATTTTTTCTTTTCTTCTAATCGATCTACGAGCTGAGCATCCTTAATATTATAATCAATAAACAATTGATAATTTTCTTTATACAAAGTATGAAGGTTTCCATATTCTTCAAAGGATAATTTCTTTTCACCCAATTCAACAGATGCAATATAATCTAACCTATAACTTTCAGCTGGTGGTGAATTTCTTCTGTATACATCGATATAATCGATCACAGACATTCCGATAATATCATGAAAGATTGTTTCTCTTCCCCTGAAGGTTGTTGATCTCTCATTAACCAATCTCCAAGGAGATAATCTTTTAACCATCTTTTTATCGAACAATCTGGAAATTCTATTAACCAAATAAGGAATATCAAATCCTTGAATATTCCAGCCTGTAATAATATCTGGTGCTAACTTTTCCCAAAAAGAAAGAAACTCTTGAACTAAATGATTCTCATCTGCACATTGAAAATATTCAACTTCTGGATTTGTATTATTATATTCACCACATCCAAATACATAATATTTTTTATTTGCTCCAACGGTTATGGCTTGAATTTCTTCTGAAGCAGAAATTGGATCGGGAAACCCATGTTCTGATGCAACCTCTATATCAATACTTGCAACACACAATTGAGAATAGTCATAATCTATTCCTCTATCTTTGGGATAATTTTCGTAAATATAACCATACCTCCAAGCAGTCATTCCGTAGATTTGGAAATTTTCTACTCCATCATATTTTCGAATAAACTCTCTTGTCTCTTTAATAGTCCCTGGTTTAACAGGAGCCAGAGATTTTCCATCAATAGATTTATATTTTGATTTATCTTTGGTAGGAATATAAACTGTAGGATGATACTCAATACGATCATCAAAGCGTTGACCGTTTTCATATCCCCTTACTAAAACATGATCACCTATTTGATGAACGTTCGTATAAAATTTCATTTATCCAAATGATTGTAATGTACCTTATGTCCCCAAGAATCCAATTTCCCATAGACCCATAATATTTGATCATCAACCCAACTCCTGGCCATGAATGCACCGATAAAATATAAAAATTGAAGATATAATAACATTGGAAATATCTTAAATTGTTTCATTGAATTAATCCGTCCTTATATACTGTTTTTCCTTTTATTCTTAAAGCAGTGTTTATCTTTCCTCGATTTTGTCCATCTGTTCTATAAGAACAATGAACCCATCCACTACTCGGCTCGCCTTGTGTATAAAATTCTAAAATTAATTGGTCAAATTCTAAATTATCTTTAACCCAGCAGGCTAATTTATAATTGCCTATTCTGGAACTTTCAAAGTCTGCGGCCTCTCCTTTACAATGTTGACTGGTCTTAGACCCTCCAACTGCTTTATTCAAAGCCGGTCCCCTATATCCACTATTAACTCGAATTGGTCCGAATTGATCTCTTACTGGTTGTAAAATATGATTTGCAGTGTTTACGAGATTAACTAATATCTGCGCATTGGCAGGCATATTACTTATTCCTAATCTATCCGCGGTCGAACTCTTCACAAGTTCAGGTAGAGTAAAATTTTGTGCTACTCTAATATCTTCATCTGTATTTAATAAATCTATCATAATAATCCTAAAGAGGGTTTGTTAACATATTTTAATATCATATTTATAACGCACCCTCTAAAGGGTTTACGAAACTACTTCGTAACAATAGGAATCTGTTTCGCTTTCTTTTCCTCAGGAACAATTTTTTCTAAGGAAATTGATAACATTCCGCTTTCTAATTTAGCGTCATTAACTATCATGTCATCAGCGAGTGTCCAAGACCTTTTAAAAGAGCGCCTGGCGATTCCCTGATGAAGAAATTCTTCTTCAGATTTATCTGTTTGACTGGAGACAGTCAAAGTCCCATCTTCCACATGCACCGAAAGATCCTTTTCGGATAATCCCGCAACAGCAAGTTCAAGAGTATAATGCTCTCCATCCTTTTTGAGATTATAAGGTGGATATCCCGAATTTTGTTGTGCTGAATTAACTTCAAAAAATCTATCAAATAGAGTATCAAACCCTACTGATCGACCAAATGCTTGTTCTAACTGTTTTTGGGTGGGAAACATGGAAAGTGCGTTAGTTGTTAACATAGTCCTCCTTCTTTAAGCAAAGACGTTAATAAGAAACATTAAGAACCCTTACGCAAGCAATTCTTAATGGTATGTTAAGGGGAAGATCAATCTCTCCAACCTTCTCCTGCTAAAAAATGTTCAAACCTATGTTTGAACACAATCCATAATAAATGCATTATGGAATTGGCACTATATACTCCGACCTCGTCGAACTCTGTAGTGCCTTTTTCGGGATCAGTTAAAACTTCGTTATATACTTCTAAGTCGAAACTGTGCCCGACAACTTTAAATTTACTCATGCGCCAGTACTCCCAAAACCACCTTCACGGTCGGTTTTTTGTTCGGGAGGTGAACTAATTTCTTCTATATTATAACTTAAATCTTTAATTAATTCACCCTGTGCAATTCGATCATTATTATTTATAACAATTGTCTGAACATCTGATAAATTTATTACCGGAACCATTAACGGATCGATATAATCAGAATCAACTATTCCTTCACAATTAATAAAACTTAAACCTTTTTTAATTGCATTACCAGATCTCGGATGTATTCTTACCGAGTGTCCTGCGGGGATATCTAAAATTAATCCCGTTGGTACTAGGACTCTTTGAAAAGGATGTATTGTTATATTAGGGTCGTGTCTTTTAACAAAATCTTTTCTGGCGTCATTCCAAATATCATAACCCAATTCAGGTGTATAATATGCACATATATCAAAACATGCAGAACCGCGGGTTGAAAATGTTGGAAGCTTTACATCAGAATATAACTTATGAGCCCTCAATTTTAGCATCGTCATTCTTTTTATTACCTATATTATATTTCGCCACAAGTTCCCACTCATCTTTCTTTTTGAAAGATATAATCTTTAATTGATTAATAGGAACCACATTATCATCATCGATTTTAGCATTATCGACCTTTTCAATTAAATCCCATTCAGCTAATAAATTAACTATAGTATTTCTTCTCGCTGCATCGTTATCCGAAAAGTTGGAAGGCTTTCCATCCAACATAAACAATTCTTTAAAATGAACAATATAGTACCTGGCTTGCTTATGGAGAATATGACAAGATTGATATAATATCTTATCTTTCTTTGAAGCTACACCTATCCTTGTTAATGTTTCCTTTACTTTTAAAAAATCATCGGGTTGTTTTAACTTGATTTCAACGAGAGAATCTATCTCTACGCTCATTGTTCTCCTTCAAACCACCTGTAAATAATTCTTGCCTAAGAGTATTCAAATCCTCATCACTGAAAATATCAACAACCTCTCTCGCTTTCTGAAGGCTGTATCCATAATATTCAACAATAAGATCTATGGCTTCATACTTCTCAGCTTTTAACCATCGACCAAATCTATTCTTGGGTCTGATAATATTTAGCAAATAGTGGTATTGAAGCTTATTATCTAGGTGTGTTCTAATGTTCATTTCATTAGATTGAAGGATAGTATCAAAATTAAAACTTAAAGATCGATTAACAAGAAATGGTTTATAATCGCTTTCTTTTTGATTATCTATATCGTCTTTCAATAAATCTTTCTTCTTATAATTAATATCATTTACAAAATCGAATGGATTCATTGCCATTGTCCTTCTATCATGATCTCAATTAAACATGCTGTAAGATTTATATCTTGATCTGCTGCAAATGCACTTTTATATTGATAATCAGCCAATAGTAAAATAATTGGCGGTAATGCATTCTGTGTTAAATGTTCGTGTAAATTATCGTATAATTTTCTATATATCGTCCTAGCATCTGTATGGCTTGTATCAACAACCCATTTACGAACCTTTGTAAAGTTCTTTTCTTTTAACGCGTTTATAAGCGCATTAAAATCGCTATCTGAGAGTAGACTGAGAATACCACTATCAATCTGTCCACTACTACTATAACGTTGTAATTCATTTAATGTTCTTCTAAAATCTGGATAATATTTCATAATGAGTTCAACAATGACTTTCTCATTGAACTCGACTTTATTCTCATTAAGAATTACAATAATTCTTTCTAATAACTGTTGAGCTATTTTAGGAGATTCTTTCTTATCTACTTTAAATTCAACTACCGAACATCGAGAATGAATAGGATCGATAATTCTATTAAGATAATTACATGTAAAAATGAAACTACAATTATCAGCGAATCGCTCAATAAACCCTCTCATTGCTGGCTGCGTAGATTGAGGATTTAAATAATCAGCCTCATCTATAATAACAACCTTACGACCACCAATCAGTGAAACACTACTACAATAATTTTCTAACTTTACTCTTAATAAATCAATACCAGATTCTTGAGAACCGTTAATAACCAAATAGTCTAAACCAATCTCTTTACACATTGCTTTCGCAATTGTAGTCTTCCCCATACCAGGACCTCCACATAAAAGAAGATTCGGTATGTTGCCTGAAGCTACATAAGATTCAAATGGTTCTTTTAAATGATCTGGTAGAATACATTCTGAAACTTTTTGTGGTCTGTATTTTTCAACCCATAATATATTATCTGTCATTACGCCTGTTCAGTTGCTATCCAATATTGAAGATCTTTCTCACAATTTCTAAAATGTCCTAGACCTTTATTTGATATTTTTACATCATAAGATCCTTTCATCATTTTAAGATTTTCTATCTTAAAAATCATTTTAAAATTAGAATCTGTTTGTCCTAATTCAACTGCGTAACTATCAACAGATGTTTTAGAATCGATTGCTTGTAATTTAATCTTTCCTTCAGATGCTACAACTGCGATCTCAGGGAGACTCATAACTGACGCTGCCCTCATAATAGATATAAGATATTTTTCTTCTAATTTAAACGAAGCATCTTCAGAAGGTAACTCAATATCCTTTGCTAGGATCTTTCTTTCATTTTCAAATAAAGACATATTCGCAAATTGATATTCAGCCACAGAATCACCGGCTGTAAAATTATTTGCATCAACACTTGATTGAATTGTTATAGATTTTTCTCTAAATTTAAATTCAGGTTCAGCGAATAAAGACAGAACACCTAAGAACTTATTAAGATCGTAAATCGCAAAGTCTTGTGGAAAGTCTTGTTTCAAACCAGCCCTTGCCATTACGTTTGTCTGTTCACTAATTGTTTTGATTACATCGCCTTTTTCAATGACCAAGCTTTGATTGATTTCAGCAAAGTTTTTTAAATACTCAATGGTCTCATTATGTATAATCATTTTATCTCTATAGGTGGTTAGGACTCTTATGTTCCTCTGAATTTTCTTCAGGTTGTTTAAGTTTCTTTTTAGACTCTTTTCGCTTTTCTTTAGCAAGAGCTCGTCTATCTTTCCTGCTCATTCCCTTTGATGCTAACTTTGCTTTCCGGTCTTCCAAGAAAGGTCTACTCTCAGTATCATATCCATGTGCTGCATATTCCAATGCACCCATATCCGGTAAGTTACCATTAAACACATATGTTCCAATATGCTGTAATTTCATCCAAGGACATAGATAAGTTTTGATACCTATCTTCTGACACAATTGACAAAACATATAATCTTCAGAAAGATATCGATCAGACCCTTCCGATTTGCCCTCACCCATCCATTGATCGTTATCAATAATGGTATCAAAGAAAGCATGAATATATCGAGAACCATCAAAATGATCTGATCGATTATGATCGGGTTTATATCGAAATTTAGGATAAGCTTTTGCAAATTCTTCTAATGCTTCTCTTCGAATCATCATAAAGCCTGTTCCTATTTCCAAAGCTTCAACAGGTTCTGATAATGATATTGTTTGTGTTCCGCCAGTTGGATTAAACACAAAGTCTCCAGTGAACTTTTCAAGAAGCATTGGATTTTCATCTGCCAGACCTTTGTCAACTGCATTACGTACCTTTTCCCAAGCAATACACTTCTTAGGATATATACCTCCAACGATTGGTTTTGTTTCATCGCATAACGCTGCTAATGTAAGAACGTAATTAGGATCGAAACAAATATCGCTATCTATAAACATGAGGTGAGTATAACCTGATCTCAAGAATTCATCTACACAATAATTTCGAGCTCTGGTTATTAAAGATTCATTAAACAGATAAAAATATTTTAGATCAATTTGATATTTGGTAGCAGTAGTTGCTAAATCACAACAAGCCTTTGTATACATTCCGGAACACTGTCCTCCATACATAGGTGTTGCAACAAATATCTTTTTCTTTCTCAAATCAGATATAGGTACTTCAATTTGCATACATTCCTTTTTCTCATTAACAACAAATATACATTATCAACTAATTGTTGTAATTATAGCTGATAATGTATATAATGTCAAGGATTAAATTAGTAAAGTTTTTCTTCTTTTGATTCTTCAGGTTCACCCTCACCTTGTACTTCTTCATCTGGTGCGGCGCTAGGATCTACTTTTGTCCAAAGATCCATGAAGCCTGTTTTGGTATCTTCATCGAAACGATTGATCGAATATTCGATCGCTTTTTCTTTGTTTCCGAAGATCATATAAGACGTAGCGATGTTAATCAAACGACGTGTGGAAATTATTTCATCAATTCCACCATCAGCAAATGTTCTACGAATAACATCTGTCCATTGAGTAAGATGATTAACAAAATCTGAATCATTGATTCCTGCATTCTCAAGAATCCTGGAAACGATTTTCTTTTCGATGGTTGCTGGTGGATAATCTTGTTCGAACGTTATTGGAAAACGATCAAGGAAAGCTTCATTAAGAATATTTGCTCCTATGAATCTTCCGTCATCATTACCTTTACCTTTTGTATTGGCAGTTGCAACGATGTTAAATCCTGGTGCGGGTTTTACGAGACGATTAATCTTCTTCAAAAAGATATTTCCGCCTTCGAGTACGGGTTGGAGACACATGATCTTATTTGATGCTAAATCAATCTCATCTAAAAGCAATATAGCACCACGTTCCATCGCAACAATGACTGGTCCGTCTTCCCAGATAGTTTCTCCGTCTTTCAAAACATAGTGACCGAGAAGATCATCTTCATCTGTTTCGATGGTAATATTAACTCGAATCAATTCGCGCTTTGTAGCTGCGGCTGCTTCGAAAACTTCTTTGGTTTTTCCCATTCCAGATAAACCTGTAATAAAGGATGGTACAAACATTCCAGACTTGAATATCTGAACCAACTCTTTAAAATATCCAGCTTTAATATAATTGGGATCTTTATCCGGTACGAAAGAGATCGCTTCGTCTACTTTCTTAATTGTGGTTTCGTGTTGGACAACCTTCACATCTTTTAATGCTTTAGGTTTACGAAATTTGTCACCCCATTTTGCAGCTGGTGTTGCCATATTTGTTCCGTAATTTGTAATTGAAAATTGATTTCGTCCTACTCTAAGTTTACCTAGGAAATTTTGATTTGGTTCTGGTAAATCACTGGCTGCCGCCATTGCATTCACCTGAGAACGATCTAACACTGTGTTCTCACCGTGTACAGATTTCCAAGCTTCTAATAGTTTTTCTCGATTTGCCATCATATAACCTCTCTCGCTTATGTTATTATTTAATATGTATATATTATAACTGATCTAGTCCAAAATGTCAACACTTTTGTTTATCAATGATTTCAACGAGTTCCTTATAACCTATTGATTTCAATGTAAAACAAAAATGCATTTATGCAACCTTTTCTGCGAAGCTTTGCAACATTATTCTCTTTTCCAATTTGCCTTTTTGGAAATTCTTGAATGCCTTTGCTAACGTCGCGGTTGTATTTTTCTTATCAGTATCCACTTTGATCTCATCTTCCAGAGGAACAGAACTATGAGATTTGATCACATAGAGCTCATCGTAACCATGATCTTGCCTAATCAAATAACCAAGTCTATTATATTCTGCTTTTGCAGTAGACCAATCATGCCAACCGACAACTCGTCCAGCGTCATCAGCTGAAGATGTAAGGAAGAATCCTATAACATTCGAACCTGTTTTTGCTTTAAAATAATCAAGAAAGTTTTTTGTCTGTCTCATTCCATGAACAGCAGTCCATTCAAAAACATCCTTTGTTTCTCTGTCCACTAATTTGATTTTACATTCTCTTGAACTTATCATTTCAGTGATGTCCTTCATGTTACCGGTCTTTTCTGCTTCAGCCATTTTCTCTTCAGAATAAAATCTATGAGATGAATTTGATTCTCCATCTGAAAGAATAATTGTATTAACTATGTCAAGATTATTTTCTCTTTTAAATCTTTTAACATTTTCTGTGCTGACCAAGATCGCATCATTCAAAGGAGTTCCACAAAGTCTTTCTAATGGGAACTTAACAAATCGTCCTATTGAATTCCATTCCCAATTAGTTTGACACTTCTTCTCTTGACCCCAAGATTTATAAATTAAATATGGAATTGTATCTTTTGGAACTCTAGCTCTGGTGTTACCATTCATTTGGTTTCTCCAATGAGCTCTTTCTTTTTTCTCATCTAACCAAGGCGCACCAGTGAAATCTCTATCGCATCGTAAGATCGATAAAAGAAGATATTCACGTTGAGCATTAAATTCCTTTGCAGTCATTTTATGTGAAAATATTTCAACCAATTGTGTTGCAATATCTCCTACTGCTAATGAATTAGCTTCTGGTTTGAAAGGAAAACCGAAGGTCCCTTCTTCAGTTAATGAATGTCCCTGTTCATCATAACTATAATCAACGAAAGCATATGCTTCATGAGAAATGTTACACTTCCTACAAAAATCTATTAATTGAAATAACTGAACTAAGGTCGGCATTATTTTTTCACTCATTGAACCTGACCAATCCATCAAAAAATAAAGTCCGTGATTTTTTCCTTCGGGAACAATAGTAATCTTTTTAAATATATTATCAGAATATTTGTACTTGTGAATATCTGAAAGTGATATAACACCTGAATTTGCTGTCGCAGATCTTTTATATTCAGCCGCTTTCTTTTTCATCTCAAATTCTTTAACGAGATAATTAACAACTGGCTTATTTTCTTTATCAACATATTTCAAATATTCTTTCGCATATCCGAACATAACAGAACTTTCTCTCTCCCAATCTAAGGAAGTCAACTTACTTTCTACTAAGTGTTTTTCGCGCGCATCTAAGGCACTCTGTGTTCTTTTCAAAAGCTCTTTGTAACCTATGATTAAAGGTCTGCCGTCTGGTCCTACATGTTTCAAATTAATTTTCGGAGAATTATAATATTTTAAATCCAGTGCGTCTTCGTGAACTAACTCTTCTTCTTTTTCACGAAAGTGTTGATCGGTTATCGATCTTGGTTCTCTGCCGGATTTCCAAGCATTATCTTCATACCATTGATCATATCCTCCACCTGAACTTGTACCTCCTTCAGATTTACTTTCTTCTTCTTTTCCCTCAGAAGAATCTTCAGCTTTTGTTTCACCTTCGCTATTCTCTTTTTCTTGTTCTTCTTCAGATGAACCACCTTCATCATTTCCATCTGTATTATTTTCTGGTTGATCTGAATTATCACATTTATCAACCGGAGCATCACAATCATTATCGGATTCTCGATCATATGAATCTTGAAAATCTTCCCACTCTTCTTCATCGTCATCGTCATCATCTTCATATTCGATCGATTCTTCCATTGACATATCGTCGGTACATGTCATTTGATCTTCTTCGTTCTCTTCAGCATATTTCCAAAGTTCTTCAGTCAGCTCTTCAACATCTTCCCATGTTTCCAGCTTTTCCATTTTCTCAATAAATGGTTTTTCATCTTCAGTGAATTTAACATTCTCCAAAGGTCCGCCTTTGAAATGGATATTAAGTTTATCGATGAGCGATGCAGAATCGATATCAATATTATATTGCTTGAGTCCGAAAAAATCTCTATCGTGAACCAATATTTTATATCCCTTGTGCATTGCTTTTGCAGCGCCTGCGAATTTTCTTTTGATTAATTTTTCAATCCTCGCATCTTCTACGATATTCAAAAATCCTTTATAGTTAGGACCTTTCTTCTCGATGACGCTATGCCAACCTTGAGATGGTGTATATAAAGCATGTCCTACTTCGTGACAAACGAATAAGTCATAGACATCACCTTCCATCTCTTTGAGAATTGGTAAAACCAATGTTCTGGTTGTTGGATTGAATCCTGCGGTAGGAACTTTAGCGTGGCGAACAGAAATGTTCTCCGATGCCATTAGTCTTGCTAAAATACTTTTTTGTTCTTTCAGTTGATCGTACATTATACACTCAATAATTCGGTTACGGGTTCTGTGATCACAATTCTACCACCTGTCTTATAATGTTTGATGGCATCCTGGATCTGTTCATCATATGGAACGATGATCTCTGTGCAACACAGCTTCTTGTCCTCGAAGCAACTTTCATAATATACATACAATTTACACATAATCTCTCTCGTTGAAGGTTGGCGAAAATTCTCTCATTCTTTATATATATTATATAACAACTAGCCCAAAATGTCAACACTTTTGTTTATCAATGATTTCAAGGAGTTACATATATCGTGTTGAAATCATTGCTGAAAAAAGATTATCAATGATTTCAATGAGATACAGGTAGAGCGCTCAAATCATTAGGGATCTTTTTTTATAAATAAACCAATTGTGGAAAATACTTAACACTTTTTCATGGAAAGGAGCAACCTGACTAGTCTAATCACACCGACTGATTTTGACAATGTCGTCGTTAGTCTCCGTGATTTTTTTCATTCCCGAGGTTTTCTCGAAGTTCATACCCAAAACAGATTATCCATATTAGCTGCTTGCGAAGATCCCACAACCGTCGCAACGTACACATATAATGATATCATATGGCCACTTCCTCAAACTGGTCAGATGTGGCTCGAATATGAATTACTCAACAATCCAGATCTACCGGGTTGTTTCTGTGTTTCAACATCTTATAGACAAGAACCAAATATAGTTGAAGGAAGACACGAAGTCATCTTTCCTATGTTTGAATTTGAAGCACCAGGTAATTTTCGAGACTTGTTACAAATGGAAAGAGATCTGATTAAGCATTTGGGTTTGATAGGAGAAGTCGGGGGCATTGCTGGACCGTTTCCTGAAAAGGATTATCGCCAGTGGTGTTCAGAATTTAATTGCGAAGAATTAGACCACGAGCACGAACAGATGATATCTGATTCACATCCCACCGGAGTAGGATTTATAACTCGATTTCCTTATTCCACATCCCCCTTTTGGAATATGAAAAAAGAAGGCAATGTAGCTAACAAATGTGATGTTATTATAGGAGGAATGGAAACAATTGGATCTGCAGAAAGATCTGCCGATGTAGAGGAAATGAGAGAACTATTCTACACTATTTCTGACGGAGGATATGCTAAATTATTATTTAAATTATTTGGCGAAGAGAGAGTAGAAAAAGAATTGGAAGAATTTTTAAATTTAGATTTTTTTCCAAGATACGGTGGTGGAATAGGACTAACCAGACTCATCAGTGCATTGAACAATTAAACAGAGGGATGGATTTACTCTGGGGTGGCGAAACAGGAAGACGCGGTACGTTGTTTGCGTATTATCTTTGATTGATCGATCAAATCTAGATCAAAGATGTGTTGGTTCGAATCCAACCCCCAGAGCCATTTTGTAAACTTATATTTATAAATTTAAAATTTTGACACAAACCTTGCTATGACTTGACAAAATGGAAGTAAAGCAATTGCCATTGCTGCATTTACTCCTGTATGCACTAGTGCTATTTGTTTCGTTATTCCCTGTGGCATACCATCAGAAACCATTATACCAGCTAACCATATAGTTCCTGTTGTTCCTATATTTGCACCGAGCACTGCTGCGATTGCAGAAGGTAGTGGTAAAGCACCTGAAGCAACTAATCCGATTATCGCGGTTGTTGAGAGAGAACTTGATTGCCAAAGAAGAGTACAACCAATTGCTCCAAAAAACATCCAATAGGGATTATGTATAAAATATTCTAAATGTTCTAATTTTCCCATTGACTTCATTCCACCAGAAAACATTTTAAGACCAATATAAAATATCACTAATCCTAATATTGTCTGAAACACTGGGTTATTAAATTCCATCATACCTCCTTTTTTATATTTCCAAGTATCATATAATTTCCGGTCCTTCTTTTTTATCATAATCTAAAGCCTCCCTTAATCGTCTATGTTTTAAAATATAATTGAATAATACTTCTTGTTGTGATTCTTCTCCTAAATGACCTTTGTATTTTTTATATTCATGAAAGACCATCCTTTTCGCGTCCTCTGAACTCAAGCCACGAGTTTCGGTCCAATGTTCAACTAACCAATCATATATTGTTTTAGGCCAATCAACTTTGTTATCAAGATTCTTTCCTGTTAGAAATTCAGACATAAAAAGAGGCACTTTATCTTTTATCTCTACAACAGATTGATCTCCGTGGCTCGGTCCATAACTATGTGTTGGAACCCATAACATAGAATAAAAATGTTTAAATAATTTTTTATATAACTTATTACAGCCATAGAATGTTTCAGCCATTTCATTAAAGTATTCATTATCGATGAATATCTCTAATAAGACTTGTGGTAATTCATATCCATTAACACCAACATCTTTTAATTCTTGTATTCGATTCCTTGCGTCAAAATGGTTGCCCACCATAACGCATTTACGTTCTACTACATAATTCTTTATCGAAAGAGATCTCATTTTTTGTTGCCGTAAAACAAAATTATTTTTTCGTTGTGTGGTATACCATGAATCTAAAGACCCATCGCTCTTTTTCGAAAATCGATCTATTTGGGTTGGATATAATTGTCGCTGTGTTGTAAATTGAAGAAGCACCATATCAATATCTTCAATGAGACATGTCCTCAAAGCAGATTCCATATTATTCTGTCCTCCACCAGGAGAAGCAAATAAATGAACTTCGTGATCTGGATAGGCTTTCGCCAATTCTCTTGGCCAGCCCCTCCAAGCATTAAATCCACCAGACTTCTTTAATAGTCCACTTTCAGAAACACCTGCACTATGACTACATCCTATTATTCCAATTTTCATTTAATACCAAACTATAAAAACTTTTCGATTGCCTCGGGATACTCTGGCGACACCATGTTTGAAATCATGATCATATACTAACGTCTGACCAACTTTCAAATCGATATATTGTTGATCACCCGTTAACGTTTGACCACCTAGTAAAACATTACTTTGTTCAATTAATGTAACAAATGTTTGATTACCCGTTGCATCATTATGAATTCTTGCAAATGATTCTTCAACATAATTTAAAAAATAATGTTTATCTGCTTCGCGGCCAGCAATGTCATCAAAAACTTTAAGTACTTTATTATATTCTTCATCTGACTTTCTACCATACAAAATTTGTATATTATGTAAATTATAATGACTATCTTTCCGTTTAATATCTTCAGTATTTCTTTTCCAAAAACTTTTTAAAATATTGATGTGCTCTTTATCTAAAAAATTTTGAATAGAATACATTATAATAAGTTTCTAACCAGTTCTTGATCTTGTATATGATAATAAGTAAAACTATAAAAAGCTTTTTTATAATGTTCTAAAGTTTTAATAAATTTTTCATATTCTATTTTCCAAAATTTATTCTTACAATAAAATTCTAAGAAAGGATCCCAATGACAATTTCTATAAACAGATCCTCCAGATCCAGGTTTTAAACCTTTCTTCTTTCTTTGATGTTTACTCATTTTATCTGTGGATATAATCGTCTTTGTCTTTAATCCTTCTGCCGAATCTCTTGGATATATTTTTGTCTCGGCAAAACCAGCACTCTTTTTAAAATCCTCATATATCAAATAAAGATATATGTTGGAACCCATTTCATTATAAACCTTTCGAATTAAATGTTCTTGATAATCAAAACCGAAACCTTGATCATCAAAAATATTTACATGGCTGGGAAAATCAAGTAATTTATTTTTAGGTGCTATCAATACGTGTGGTATTGAATCATGTATCATTGAGAGAGGTAGTTCACTCATATATAAATGGGTCTAAATCTTGTTTATCTTTTCCAAAAATCTTTTCTTTAATCCTTAAATAATATTTAAGAATATACGTTGACACCCGTTTTCGCAGTGAAAGCTTCGGCATCTTTTCTGGTGTTGACAATCGGTTCTCCTTTAACATTTAAAGATGTATTTAATAACACTGGACATTTTGTAATATCTTTCCAAATTTGTAATAATGTTCTATGCGGATCTTCTTTAACAACTTGTAATCTGGAAGTTCCATCTAAATGAACAACACCTGGATAATTATTTCTAAATTCTTGTGTTGCTTGAAGCGCGCAACTCATATATGGTGAAAAGAACCCACCATTAAAATATTTTGAAACATCTTCTTCTAATATCATTGGGGCAAATGGCCTAAACGGTTCTCTACCCTTTACTTGATTAATTTTATCTTTTATTTTGGGATCTCTAGGATCTCCAAACAAAGTTCTATTGCCTAATGCTCTCGGTCCAAATTCACATCTACCATTAGCAACCCCTGCTATTCTTTTAATCATTAATTCATCTATTACTTCTTGGAACGGAAATGGTCCTTGTATGTCATAACCAAGATAAGGAGTAGGATCAATATGCCTTCTTGTCCTTGCAAGAATGCATCCCACAGCAGAACCAGAGTCGCCTGGATTAGGAGGAATATGGACGCGAGTAAAACTATCGCTGAGAAATCTATTGGCACTAACATTTAACGCACAGCCTCCAACAAAAACAATGTTACCGGATTCATTAGCTTTATGTTTACTAACATTTATTACTATCTCTTTAAAAAGTTTTTCATATGCTGCTTGAGCTGCAGTAGGGACATCTTCAGGATGAACTTCTGGTCTTTCTTTCCAGGCTAATACTTTATTTAAACCTTTATGCCAGGATGTTCCTTCTTCCCAAATATTCAATATTCTATTATAAACTGGTTCATATGGATGTGTCTGGCGAGCTGCCGCACCCATCATAATATATTCTTCTTCATTAGGTTTCCATCCAGCATATTGTGTTAATGCGGAATACATTAAACCTAAAGATTTAGGATATTTCCAATTCCATAACTTCTTTAACTTTTTACCTTTAGCTTTCCATACAGTTAAGGTTTCCCATTCCCCAATTGCATCGATAACCAAAACCATAGCATTATCAAACGGTGAAGTATAATATCCATAAGCCGCATGTGATAAATGATGAGATGTATAATGCAATTTATAATCATGAACTTTAAAATCTCTTCCAGAATAAAAATGGGGAAGCTTAGGTGGTTTCCAGGCTGGCTTTTGTCCCGCGTACCAACGTCGAGACATCTTCACATATGGATTTTCATAAAAATAAATTTTAGATGGTTTTCCATATTCTTCAAAAATATAACTAAAAAGATTTTCGGGAATTTCTGGATCGTTCTTTTTTCTAGAAAATCTTTCTGCATCGGTTGCAAATAATAAATCACTATTATTAAATACCGATACAGCACCATCATGCGAACCGCAAGTTATCCCCCAATAAATCATATCAAATTTTTTTCAAATATTATATCTTCAGTACTTTCATTATTAAACTTTCTCTTTATATATGAAGAAAAAATTATATGATTTGTTTCACTAAAATGATTCGATCTTGAATCTCTAAACTCTGGATCATAGTCGCTTTTAATTTCACCTCTGGAAATATCCATTAACATTACATCAGCTATTTCAAAATTATTATTTGATTGTATGTGAGGAGATCTATAAAGATTATCATTTCGAGAGGTTGAAAAATATAATACTTTTTCATATTGATCGGATAACGCTTTTAATACGCATCTTGCTTTTGTTGCTTTATGATAGTCTTTATAATTTTTATGAAAATACTCAACGAACCTTTTATGACGATGAACATATTCCATTCCAGGTTCTGAAAGCCACTTATCATTTTCCCAATCATTCTCCCACATTACAGCAGCGTCATGTTTAGGTGTTCTTAAAAATTCAAAATGAAATCGACGCGGTATGGATTCTATAAAAATTATTTTGCCGGATCTTTCCACATGACCACTAATAAAAATATCTAAGGACCAATCTATACTTGATCCTGCTAATCCGTAAACGAAAGTTGGTTCGCCAAGATTATTATACCATCTTTTACTTTGATCTAAATCACCACTACAGGGATCAACATAACTATCCCCAAAAATACTTATCATAATATAATTTTAAGCAGGGTCTTTTGGGTATTCTCTACTATCAGGTTCGTGAATTAAAAAATTAGAACAATCTCTTTCATGATTACCCGTAAACATATCATACTCTAATTCCAAGCCTGTTGCTTTCATCCAATCTTCTAAGAATATACGATTTCTAACGTGAAGTCTATAACTCCAATCTAAATGTGTTTCTTCGTACATATCATAATCAACTTCTTGAGATGTCTCCAAACCTATAATCCATCTTCTACGAGATACCTCCATTATTTGTAATCTAAATTTTCCAAGAGGAACTGAAGTACTATATTGCTTATGTTGCCAATTACCTATTTCAGTTGAAAATCCTGTATAAAAATAATCGATAGTTCGATTATTTTCATCTTCCACATCAAACGGTTTTAGAATATGTTTTACGTGAGGTATATCATGTGGTCGATACTTTTCGATTACTCCATTATCTTCTACATATACAGTTGCTGTTTCATAATCTGCAGCAGCTATAGTCCACTTTCCAAACGTAGGTTCTTGCCAAGATTTATCTCCTAAGAAATCTGCTTCGCGGTTAACTGCCATACTAACGCGACTGGGATGATCTTCATCAAATACAGTGTCTTCTCGTAAATCTGGTATATTCCAAGAATAATCCCATAGATCTTTTAGTCCACGATTTTTCCAATATGAATAGGTCGCTTGATCTATTTCTTGGGCTACTATAGATACACCTGGCCCGTTGACAAAAATTTCCATTTAATTCTCCTAATTCAAATAATAGCTATCCATATCGCCTTCGCGACATTCAGGGGAAAGTTCACCCATCTTTTCAATTATTTTATGTAACTTATCTATATCGTTTTCACCTTCAGGATAAAATTGAGAAGACGTATAACCGTTCTCTTGAAAGTATTGTCTCACACCTCGAAGGTCATCTAATTCAAACACAGTCCTATCCACACATAATTTATCGTCGACAATAGTGAGGAATGCTTCATTCATACTTATATTTAGATCTTTCTTGCCTGATAAATTCCTGTCTGACAAGCTCTAATTTTAATTCCTTATCATCGATCTCATTTCTCTCTAACCCAATTACATTCTTTCTATCAGATCTACCTGGATTACCATACCATAATCCACCTGGGCCTACTAATGATTTACTTGTTATAATTGTTCCCATCCCGAACATACAATGAGAACCAATAACTTGATGTTGATGTATAATAGTACCGAATCCGAATTGGCTCCCTTTCATTATATAAACATGTCCACCTAATGTCACGTTATTTGAAAATGTAATATCATCTTCTAGAACACAGTCATGCGCGATATGTGAAAGAACCATTAAATAATTATTATTCCCTATAATAGTTTTTCCAGACCATCTAGTAGGTAAATGTATTGTTGTAAATTCTCTAATAACATTATTATCACCAATATAAATCATTCCGACAGATTCTTCATTCCGATGTTGTGCATCTGTACCGATACATGCACCAGGACCGATCTCATTTCCAGAACCTATTCTTACTCTATTCCAATTTACTATTGCTGTTTCATGTACTCTATTTCCTTGTCCATCATCTCGCCACTGATATTCATAGCCACTCAAACTCATTAATATCCTTCATTATCTTTTCTTCTTTTTTTTCTTTTTAAAAACACTGGTTACTTTCTTGGCAGTTTTCTTTGCAGCCTTCTTTG